CCACCCCCACCGGATCCATGAAAGTATTTCACTTTGGTTGTGGACCATGAGCTTGAGTTGTATTTTTGGCGAATAATCAACCAACCTCCATACCCTCCGGTCATCACATTGCTCCCATTCTTATAATTAAGTAGGTCAACAAATCGCTGAAGGATATCCGTTTCTTGATATTTGATGATGGCGGTTTCATGATTCCCGTATCCAATTACGGTGAGGATATGTGCATATGGTGAAAACCATTCAACTGCGGTTTCAACGATTGAATCCAGGTACTTTGCATTGTTATGCTCCGGCCTGATGTCGGACTTGTTACCTCGCTTATCACCTCTCCCTTGCATCATGCATAGGAGGTCTCCATTTATCATGACGTAGATGTTGTTCTCAAGGCAATAGTCGAGGTCTCTTTTCAATAGGTCCCAATCGCATTTTGGATTGTCCCAGTGAAGGTCGGACATCATTGCAAGTTGTACATTCTCTCCATCAAGGTGAAGCTCGTGAATGTTTTTAGAGTGCTTTTTGAGCATATTTCAATAGGTATCTCGTGAATATTCCGAGTCCAAACCCAATAACAAATAACCAAATATTCGCTTTCGATTTCTTCTCGCTTTTATATTTGGCAATCTCCACCTTTTGAATTTGGCGGATAGTATCTCTCTTTAATTTATATTCGATTTTTTTCTCCCAACGGGTACGGGGAATATAGTGATTCTTAAAAATCACAACGGTATCCTTCTCAGTGATGTACTTGGTCCATTGGATTTCATTGTTCACGATCACCGGAAATGAATCAACTGATGTGATGCGGATGGTATCTGATACCTCCTCACATTTATATCCTTTCTTTATTGCCTTGTTGAGATGGTGCTCTGCTGAACACGATACCAGGATGAAAAGAATCAGTAAGTATCTCATAAATTTTTTAGCATTTCAATCACTCGTGGACAAGGATACATATCTGATTTGTCCTTCCGTACCGAGTTATGTGTGAAAATCCCTCTCATGCCCTTAAATGCATCCTTATCGATACCCCAAATAGAATCATTGTATTCCTTAGGGATATCATATGTATCGCAAAGGTACACAACCAATTGACGAAGTGACTCGATTTGAGCATCACTGTATTTATAATAGTGTTTGAATCCCTTGAATGGTTGGTCCAATGTGGTAACATTCTCAGCTTTCACCAATCCACCGGCATAGTTATAAAACTTATCACCTCGCTTTGTAAGGTATCCCCAATTGCACACCTCGATTCCAACTGATGTCTTGTTTAGGTTGGTATATTTAGCTCCGTTTGTAGCGAAATCTTGATTGTCAATACCTAAATGCCATGCCCAATGTTTTGAACTGAAGCATTGCACGATTGTTCCATCCTCACCAATAACAAATGCGGTGCCTATTCTTGTTTCATTTGAATTCCAATAGCGACTCACACCCTCAGCATTGCCATTCCCGGCAGTATGGTGAAGATATATTTGTGATTTCGGTGAATCCTCTTTGAAGAATTGATTGTCCTTCAATCGAACCTGCTTGATTTTGCTGATGTCCAACTTCATTTGAATTCGTCTAAGTTAGTTTTGGTCCTGGTGATAAATTTGCGAAGAGCTGCGAGTACATTCTTCCCGGTCACACTCTCATATGATTCGTTGATTGATTTGATTTCAACCATCACGCAAAAGAATGCAAATACTTTGGTCATGATTAGCTCAACTGAGATGAATTTAGAGATGATATCACCTGCAATATACTTCTCAATTAGGAAGGTGAACATGATTGCACCACCATATAACAATGACTTGCTGATTGTGTGTGATAATCTGCGAGATTGGAACGCTTTCCATCCTCCTTTTTTTACTGATCTCCAAATGCCGAAGCAAGTATCAATGGCAATGGCTAACATGGCAATATATATCATCGGCATAACCGGTGAAAGTACCGCCCAAAAGGATGCAATCATAATCATAACATTCTGCCTCATAATACCAGGATTGAATTGTTGTATCCATTATCAATCGGATATCCACATCTCCACTCTCCATTCATGTAACAATCACCCACACATCTCAAGCATTCAACTTGAGGTCTTAAATCAGTATCTCGATTTGATTGACTGATGAAAATTGGATACAAATTTTTATTCTTTACCAGGTACTTAATTAATCTCATTTCAAAGAATGATGCTTTCTGAGCATAATGCTCCATGCCGAATGCAACATCTGACCGAGATACACTTGATGAGTTATCACCAAATTGCTGCTGAAGTCCTTTATTCTTGAGTTGATACGTCAATCCAAATACTGCATCCTCTGCTGAACGCCATGCAATCACCGGTTGAATGAAGGCAACCAATAGCTCCTCCTCCGGTGTTAATGTTTGATCATTGTATGCCTCAAGTAAGTGATTGTAAAATACAGTCCCAAGTATTGGCATCACTCTCAATTGTGCTTGAGTCGCAATGTATGGAGTGACATCAGTCACATCCACATTTGCAGTGATTGGCGTGTTTGTTTTTAGATAGGTTTCAGTGATAAAATACAACATTATGCTTGAGGTGTTTGTGGTTGATTACTTGCAATAACATCCCCTCCCTCCAATGGAGGTAACGATGCTAATGCTCTCACTTCGTTTGGTGTCATGGTTTCAAGTACCTTGGTTGCAACCAATGGACTCATGGCATTCAAAGCATCTTGAGTTTTGGATGCATCACCTTCCACCTCAACAATTGTTTCATTGATGATTTGGAAATTGTTCACCATGAAATCTGCATTGATTTTTGCGATGTGAAGAATCTCATTGAAGATATCAGTAATCATCTCTCTCAATGGCATCACAACATTTTTCTCAAATATTATATATGCTTGTTTGATGTCACTACCTGAGCCAAGGGAACCGGTTGTGCGAACTCCCATCAGTATCGGATCAATAGTGTGAGCAAAACAAATCTGCTCAGTATTCAATCCGGATGCCTCTTGGAACATCTTATCATTTTGATTTGTTGGGATAGCTTCAATCTTTGGCATTTGGTCTTGACCATTTGAAAAAAATGCGACTGCTTTCCCTGAGTTGGCAGCTCCACGCATCTTTTCCATTGTGGATCTCAAGACATTCTTCTCCTCTTCCGATTGCGGTCGCTTAGGGAACATCATTGCGAATGATGGGAATACACTGTTTTGAATATTCGATTTTGCAAAATATGAAAGTTCACCTGACAAATATGCAAAATTTAATGCCGAGGAATATTTCGGCAGCGGATACCACTCTTGACCTAAACACTCAACCTCATACACAAATAATTGGCAACGGTCAGTGCAAGTTGGATGATATCTTTTGATATCTCTCACATCGATTCTTGATGACCAATCATCACAAATAAAATAGTCCTGAGGATTTCTACCTCTTCTCACTTTGTCCGGAGATACATTCTCCATTCGAGTGAGCTTCATCTTATCATCAAAGTACAGTTTAAAGTAAACACGATTGTGCACAATCAATTGCTCGGTTGTAATTCGCACTGTTTTCTTGAGTCGAGATTTCTTCTCGAATGTATATAAATCAAGTAACTCTTGAGGTGTTGCGGTTGTTGCTCTCAATTCAATACCTCCTCCAATTACTGCATTGGTTTTGTAGTCCACAATGGAACCATGGAGTGGTGAGGAATATACTATTTGATTAAGGAGAGAAGGAAATAAATTATCGGATCCAAATGGAATATATCCACTTGTTTGATGTCTGCCATTCACATATGGAAGAGAAAGATTTCCTCCCAATACTTTCAGAAATGGTGTTGAAAAGGATTGATATCCTTCCACCACTTCAGGTGATTGTTGTTTTGTTGTTTTAAATCGGTCAAATAATCCCATTTCTAATCATAAATTGAGTTAACTGTTGCACCACTTACAACCATTCTCCCCTCTTCAATGACCTCACCGGTCGTATCCTGGATTGATGTTGGTGGTATTGTTGATTCATACACTGAATATCGGTATTGTCCTTTGACCAATGTCACATCAACCGGTTCATCCAATAAAAAGAGGTTGAATCTTTCCTTCCAATTGGAGATATCAGCGGTTGTGAATAGGATTGGATCTGGAGCAGTGTTCATTTCATTCTCAAAAACGAACAAATAATACGGATTCGAGAGAGTGCTCACCTCAGTTAAAGTCAGCACGATGGAATTAACCTCACCTTTATCAATGTAAATCATACATATATATTAAGTTGAGCTTGAAAAATGTTTATAAAAAAAGCTCACCCGGATGGATGAGCTCTCTTTATGGAATATTGAAATG